TTTCGTATGGACTCCTACTTTCACATTTAGGAGGACTATAATAACTTGTGGATCTTTTTCACATACGCCTGCAATCATCGCAGGTTTGGCCGAAATAACGGCAAATGTCACAAAATTTGTGACAAAGGGGACAATCAGGTTCCCTGTGTTCTTCACATTTTTCTTGTAAATTATAAAAAGAGAAAATTTCGCTCCCAACTGAGAGCATGGCTGAATAGATGCCATTCAAAGAATCTGCAGTAGCAGAGAATTCTTTGTTGAGTTCCATGGTTGTTACTTTGTAACCACCTAATGAAGGAAAGACGCGGAACTCAATGTCTTTCTTCTGGATGAAATCTTTAATCATCTTTCTCTGTGTTGGTTCAACTTTCGCATTCTCCGGGAAGAACTTAAGTATGTCTGAAGAGGCTTTCTCCATGGCTTCCTTAATTCTTTTGGATTTCCCGAAAGTTGTGAAACCAGCGAAAAACAAATAAATTTCCCAAAAGTCTTCGTTGTTTTCATTGACTTTGGTGGTTTTGGCTGTTGGAATAGCCAATTTCCTTTGGTTGGCGATCTGACACAATTTAGCATAAGACATCTTGATTTGTTAGAAATTATTATATTTATTTTAAACAATAGGCGAACAAGCACAAGCTTCAATGACAGTTAATTCAGCTGTAATGCTAGTTAAGGTTGTTTTGACTGAGCTAACTTCTTCTGTTGTGTGAGCATTAATTTCTGTCTTAAGATTTTTGGTGTTAACTTCAATTTTGTCTAGAAGTTCTGTAACTTGTTCAAAAGCCTCATTCAAAAATTTCAAGGTTTCGTCCGTTTGATTAACTATATTTCTGTTGCCATAAATTATCAAATAGTCTGTTTGGTTCTTGATTTGAAAAGTTTCATTTTTGTTTGCTTCTTGGATAGTAGAATTAATCATCTTAAAATTTTGATTTGTTTGGTTGCTGAAAGTTTGTAGAATTACTTGGATAGAAAGAAGAACCAAATAAACACTTGAAAATATTTGTATAATCTGAATAAGATTTCGACTAAATGATAGAAGATAAGGCAACAAGAAACCAGTCAAAAGGGTGAAATCCTGGTAGATAGAATCACCAAGTTTGTCGAAAAGTTTAGCCAAAGAGGCTAAACTCGTCGACGAAATATTGTAAGTGGTTCCACGATTCATGATTGGCTTTTTGTTTATTTATTGTTTAATTTCTAAGTACTTCATAAGAATTAATAATTTGTCTAGGAAAAGAATTGATCCTAACTACTGGGTTGGTCAAGCCGTAAAAAGGTAGATCGATCATCAATATGCCTTCAGCATATTGATCGTCGATATTTGTTAGTTTAAAAGTCGCGAAATCAGCTTTGATTTCGTGAATTTTAGTAAATCTTCCATCTTTTCCTCTCAATGTTAATTTTAGAGGTGTCCTAAAATCCCATCTCGAGATATCAGTTTGAACGTCATTAGATGAAAGTCTTACTGGTAAGATCAGATCATTTTCCTCAATTAGAGGTTGTGTTTCATCAATTGTGAACGTTCCAATTGGGAATTCACCAATGTAAACTGGTGCATTCCTTGTTGATCTCATGAAATGTATCTCACCTGTGATGGTTGCTGCGAAATCAGCGACATCACCAGTTCCTGGAGGCGATCGGACAAGCGCAACAAGTGAACCAAATGATGATAATCTTGATTCTGTGCCTGGCAAACAATACCTGGCACCTTCAGTTGAGATGTTGAAAAGTGCACTATTCCTTGGCCGGACTAATACACTCCCGTCTTGTCTTATGACTTTAGCCAAAGATGTTAATTTTTGGCCATCGTCACCTTGTGGCAAAGTCACGTTTTCTGGATCTGTGATCCAAGCAACTTGCATACCGCCTGAGGAAGTTCCGAAAGGAGAGACAGCCTCTATTGCTATCTCTACATTTTTGAAAGAATAATATTCATAGTCACTAGCTAAATTTGTGGCAGTGTTATCTATGCCGAAAGGTGTTAAAGGTTGAACGAAACAAATCTCTCCAGGTTTTGAACCTTCTGCGAGTGTTACCAAATCTTTGGCAACTCTGAAACAGTGCACTGCTGTATGTTGTGTGCCTGCTTCCAAAAACAAAGGTTTAGAATCTGTGAAATCTGAAGAAGGAAGGCCAGTGGAACCTGTAGAAAGTTCCACTGGTGCTCCTTCTGAAACGGAATTGGCTTGAGCTGGATCTGAATTCATCTTATTGATTGGAAATCACTTTATTTATTGCAAAAATTTTCGAGGTCTTTGATCTCGATAACTGAAAGTCTTTTCTTTTTCAAAATCATCTGGCATGAAGGTTATGAAGTTTGGAATGATTCCTTGTTCTAAGTAAGCAGAATCATATTGAAATTCAATAGAAAGTTCATCTGGCTGAAAATCAGTGCCGGAATAGGCACTGCCGATGTCAACTTTGGTTCTGAGCCAGATAGACAAACTATCTTCGTTCATGTAAAAGTTGCCGTTAGTCATCATGAAATCATAAATGATAATCTTGTTGGTTTCTTCTGAGCTATGGAATTTGAAAGTCACCATGACTGGCGATTGGAGGAAGAAGAACCCTTGGGCTGGTTTAAACGGGAAAAGCTCAGCGATCCTGATGTCTAGATAGTAATCGCGATCATCGGTTTTGGTGAAAAGTCTGACGTAGTCATTTACAACTTGACCACCAGCATCACCAGTGAATGGAATCCTGTAAATAATTCCTCCAAGACGAAGAATTCTTGTTTTTGAGCAAAATTCAATAATTGCATCAATGGTTACGGCTACTTTGTAGGATTCTGCTCCATTTGGTGGCGCATCTTTGACATTGTTCTGCTTACTTCTGATCTTGATTATGACTTTGCCAGCAGCGCTGAGTCTTTTAGATCCACTGCTGCCACCGGATGTTGTGTATAGCCATTTCTTCAAAACTGGTATTTGCCAAACTACAGCTTTGCCGATGCGCACGAGTTGTGTGTCTTGAAAGCGAACGGATAAAGGGTCTGCTCTGCCTTCTGGATCATGAACGTATGACGCCTGAAAAGCTCCTCTTACTTTGAGCCAATTTTCAGTGTTGTTAATTGTCATAGTGATTTCTTTGATCCTGTAATACTCGTGGTTTTTGAACATTTCCAGCGCATTTTCATCGAAAAAGTATTTGTTTTCAGCATCGAGAAGATGGAACTCAAATTCATCATTTTTGCCATTTGTTATCAATTTCGCAAGACCAGTGTTTCGCACTCGAGAATGATGTATCGAGTGCGATGCTTGTTTTGGTGGAGTGACTGAAAAAGGGACTGGCATTAAAGGTCTCATCTTGAATTGATTGCTTATTATTGTATTTATTTGTCTAAACAAATCTGTCTTTGGCACCTTTGAAAGAGAAAGTTTGAACGTTTGAAGTAAATACTTCACCCTGTCCTTTCTTTGCTCTCGCTGGTATTGTGTCAAAATGCGGACTTGCATAGGCAATCAAATACTCATACATTAGTACAACGTCACCGAGAGGCATTTTGTAAAATGCTGAGCATATTACTTGGTTGTTGTGCCTGTCAGTGACGTGGTCATGCAAATGCATGATGTCTGAAACAGCTGTTTTCAATTCTTCAATTCTGGAAGCATCGTCGTATTCCCTGCTCAAAACTTTTGCCACCATTCTAGGTATGTCAAGATAGACATCTTCTTTTGTGATCAAATAGTTCAAAAAGGAGCCAACCTCTGTATGTTGGATTTTGAGGTATTTAGGTGGGTCAGGAAATTCAATGCCAGCTGCCAGAACACAAGAATCATCTCCACAAAAGTAAGCTAGATCAACGTCTTCGTCGAATTTTATGGAAGAACCGATCTCACCCATACTATCAAAAGTGTTAGAATCGATGGTATCTGCTCTCCCTGATTGATATTGGTTTTCGACATTTGCGGACATGTCAGACATGTCGCAAACCCAGTTGACGTTAGCTTCTTCCATGATGGCAATGGCATCTTTAGGAGCACCTATTGCTGCAAACAATCTTTTGTTGAAAATGCGTGTTCCTTCGGTTTTTGTGGTGTCCTGTTCTGAGATGTCAACATTAACGAAAGTGCTAAAAGGGAAGTGATTCTTTGAATTACTCCCTTTACGCACTGCGTCCAATCTTTTGGTGATTCGACGTCTGAATCGTTTCCTGCTATGTCCATATCCTAAACCAACTCCTGGTTTGCATGCATTTTCGACTTGTTGGCAAAGTAGATAGACATAGGGTGAAACGATTTCATTGATTGTTTTCGCTTGTGCTGATACAGGTTGCCCACCTTTAAGATGGAACTCGTCACCACTCAATTTCAGTGGTAACTCACTGCCTTCGGCAGCTTTCGCTTTAAGTTGTTGCTTATTAAATCCACTGATCTTTTCTGTGGATTCATAATCAGTACCAAAAGGATTGAGGTTGTGCTGGACGCGCTTAAGTCTAACTCTCGTGAGTGCTTGTGCTCTGGCATTGTTAACCTCTTCTGGAGTGATTTCGCGAAATTTATTGACGTCAACAAATTTTTCGAAACCAGTCCAAAGTCTGTGAGCTTCTGCTTCAGCGTCTTCAACAACATTTCTGCCATTAGACAAGTATCTTTCAGTGATGGTGTGCAAACGATGATTTGAGATGTTCCTCTGATTGAGACCATGAGTTTCAGAAAGTGGTACCAGAGTGGATTTGCTTTGGTCAGGTAGTAAGTCTACACCACCTTTAATGTTAGCGGATCTCTTGCTTTTGGGTTGACGCATTTGAAGAACTTCAAATCTTTTAATCTCACTTTCTATTGGGAAAGTGGAACCAAAATTTTCTTTGAAAGCGAGAGCAACAGGTCCGACCATGCCAGCGGTGGCAGTGCTCAATCCGTATTTATCCGCGTGATCTGGTTCGGTCTCTTCTTCTAATGCTTCAACATCAATGATGTTTTCAAGTGTATAATCCATTAAGGCTGGTCCATAATTTGAAACTGTGGCTGCATAAGCCAGTGGCACGGCGATGTCATGGTGTACTTCACCAGCGTTGAGCATTTGTTTTGAAAAATTCTCTTTTCTGATTTCGTTGGTCCTTCCGAACGCTTCTGGTAATTTGCCTTCAGAGCCTTCTATTATCATAGTCATTTTCTCTTCAAGTTCTTGTCTTTTACTTTTCTTAAAGGCATCATTCTCGAATTTGAAATCAACGACTTGTTTGGTCTTAGGTTCAGAGATTTTGAAAGAATGTGAAAGGACGTCAGTGGCTCCCATGATGGTGTGGAATCTATCTCTTGCTCCAATCTTGCATTTGTGACCATCATTCAAAATTGGGAAAAATAACTTGTTGACATGGGCGATGTTATCTACCCAGATGTTGAGAGTTTTCCGATGTCTGCTCATGGCAACGAGTGCTTGACCATGGACATTTTGAATGAGAGCTGCACAATTGGAAGAAAGAAATAAATTGAATTCATCCTTTCTTAAACCTTGAATTGTAGCAACAGTTGGCCATTTGATGTTATTGGCATGTTTTTCGTCGAAACAAGCTCCGAAGAAGTGCTGGTGTTCTTCTTCGCATTTTATTGAACACGCTTTTGGCAATTTTCCTTTAATTGTTTTGACGACTTTGCTGTTCAAAACACGGGAAAGTGATGTAACTTTCATGTTGTAATTAGTGTTTAAAGCAGCAACGGCATCCAAAGGTGTGCTCATTGTTATCCACCTTTTCAGAAGCGTTCCTTTAGGAATGAGTTCTCGCAAATCAGGGACTGATGTTTTAAGTGTCTTACCACCTCCTTTCATTTGATCATCATCGCCAATCACAAAAACTTTGTTATGCAAACTGGCATAAGCCCACAAAACACGTGGGTCAAAACACCAAGCTTCGTCAATTAAGATGTTAGAGTCTTTCTTTTGCTTGAGGCCGATAGCCCAAGTGTAGGCTTTAAAACCTAGCGATTTGTACTCGTCAGCTAAGTTTTTGGTTGGAGTGACGACGAAATCAATTTTGTTTCTGAGGTACTTGGCGGCCATTGTTGTTTTGCCTGATCCATAAGTTCCTAAAAGTCCGTGAACTGTAACCATTTCTTTTGGTTTTAGATCAGCAATTGCTTCAGCTGATTCTTTGTGCAATTCAGCAAAAGTGCCTTTAGTATTCTTGAGTTCTCTAATAAGATTACTAATTTCACTTTTGCTGCATTTGCTGTAATCGAGAACAACTGGAGTGAAAGCTAATTCAGGCACGACAAATTGTGGTCCATAGACCGTACCTGCATTGACAGAAGTGATGATGCCATGAAAAGGAATATTAGCATGACAAGGACAATCTTCTTTGACATCGACGATTTGGACTGAACCAGGTGGTAATTTGCCTTTGATGTTTGGAATGTCACTCCTGTAGACTGCGACAGCTTGAGTCAATGGAATCAAAGAATGTTCTGGATGAAAGAAGGTTGCGTAAATAGGCAATCCAAAATTTTGATCTGCAGGAAGGTCAAATAAAGCACCATTACCTTGATAGGTTGAAGTTATTCTTTTTGAATCAAGATAAACTTTTTCAAATTTTGATGTTAATTGAAGTGCTTGTTCGACACTGGCATCTTTAATAACAACTTCTTTCCCAGCAAATGTCTGCCATTTGTCAATTTCAACAGCGTCTGTGCGTCCAGTTGCCCTATAAATCACTCCTTTGGTGATTGGAATGGTGCAACCAATTGGTAAATTGTTGAGAGCTTCACTAGGGGTGATGGTGATTTCCATTTGTGATAAGACGGCTCTTGGCGCTGAAGTGAACGTATCTGTTGTAAAACGTTCGAATGTTGAGGATTGAACTTCTCCAATGTCATCTAACATTGGTGCTGATGGATCAACCATTTTCCTTCTTGTCATTGAACAATGTTTATTGGTCCAACTTGGAACTGTGCAATGTTCGAGTCCCATTCTTTCACTATAAAATCTATTGACCTCGTAATCAATGGTGATTTTAGCAATTGTTGGTCCAAAGACAGTGGTGGTTGCCATTCCAGTTAATGGAAAAGCAATTGAATTGATGTTCAAAGAAATAGGTTTAATTTTCCTCAATTTCATGAAAGCTTGGGCATTCTTGGTGTCGTCAAGAATGGCGAAGACTTCATCTGGTGCGTTGCAAGGGACTCGTAAAATAGTCCAAAAAGCTGCCAACTCCAAAATTAAACTGCCGCATGTGCCTTCGCGGAGTTGTTCAGTAAACTTTTGAATTTTGACGGCGATTTTTCTTGCTACAGGTTTTCCACTCTCTTTGTTAACTCTGGCCCAATTTGTGGATGTTCTCAGATTCCTCAATTCTGTTGCAATTGCCATACTTAGATTTGCATTTGGTAAATCTAATCCGAGATCACTTATTATGATGTCACGAAAAGTGATCTGGTTTGTGCATTTGTGACAGAACAAATTCAACCCATCTAAACTTTTGTGAGTTTTTGGAACGAGGGGTTGGGTGAAATTGCTGACGTCTTCAGTGTGAACTATGTTGTGTTCAACATCATGATGGGGCATGTCGACCCATGTCCTTCTATCATTGAAAGGTGCGGCAGCAGCATTGAGAATTCTGTCATTGTCTTTTGCTTTAGCCATGAGGGCTTTCTGTCTGGAATTGTTGAAATATCCAAGTCTCCGCCAAAAGAGATCCTTTTTAGTTGGTTTGTGGGCTGCTATTTCGAACAATGACAAAAGAAATTCAGTTTTTTGGTTGTTAAGATTTCCTTCTTTTCTTTTGTAGTAAGCCATTGATGCATCATAGAATTTCCACTTGCCATTGTAGATTAATCCATCGAAAGGTATGTATGGTTTGTACATTATCTCATGCAAACAAATTTTGCTTGTATCAGTTGAGATCGTAGCATGACCGTTGTCGATGGAAATATCCAAAGGGATCAATCCTGGACTCGATTGAATAGTGTAACCCATTGTGTTGATTACATTTTCAAAAGCTGTTTCAGTTAGATTTGGCCCCATGTGTTTCAAAGGGGTAACAGAATCTTTGTCCATGCCAAGATATGGTTTTAGGCAATCGGAGAGACAAAACCCGTCATCTATTGGATCGACGACGTAGTCTTTTGATTCAGGGACTGGCATTTGGTGTAGATGAGTTGAATCTGCTTGGGAGGTGTACTCATCAATACCTGGATCGATTCCTAGTAACAATGCGTAAACTGCCAAAGTTTCTTTTGAAACGCCATAAATGTCAGTCAAATCTTTGCTGAAGACTCCAGTTATGCCTCCGAGAAACATATCAGCGATATTTGTTAAAGTTGCTCCCCATGTTGTGTTTTTGCTCATCAACTTTGAAATGTTGTTGATGAAATAGGCAGTTTCTTTGGTGGATTTGTATCGCTGGATAAGTGCTCTGAGAAAAATGTTCATCACAATAGGATCGAAATCGCGATCGTTGAACATCACTCCTTTTTGGACTGAATATTCACCGATTACAATTCTCGATGCTGCTGAAATGAACATTGCTCCTGCTGGATGTCTGTCAATTTCTGAATCTTTACGATTCCAACAGAAAGCGACAATTTTGTTGACGATTTCTGTTGGAATGTAGTGGATTTTAGCGGCAATCCTGACTTTCTCGAGTTCGCTTGCAGCGACTCTTAATGACCTGATTGGCCATTTTGCTTGCAGTTTAAGTGCAAGTGCCGGGATGGCTGGGAGAAAGTCACGGATTTCAGTAAATCCGTTTGGTGCGTTCAGAAAATGATTGTGGGATAATTTAGCGGTTTTGGGAGTGGCAGCAACTCTGTAGATGTACATGTTGCCAAACTTTTTGTATCTTTCAAAAAGTAAATTGAGGTAGAAACCTTCATAGACATCTTTTGTTGCCCATTCAATCCACGTTGATGTTTTGTGGACGTACTTCCAAGATCCGTCTAAAAATCCAAAGTGCGTTTGATCCTTCCTGAAGTCCAATGTGTATTGCCATCTGGTGTTAGTTGATGAAATACCAATTAGGAGTTCGTCTGGGATTAGCATTGCAAAATAACCTTCTGTTGCGCCATGATTCAAGAAAATTTTCTCGAGTTGTTCATGTGTGACATCATATGTCACATTGTTGGCAATGAGTAGGTCACAGGGCTCTGAGCACTTTTCAGCCCCTTTAGTGCAATGCTGTTGAGCAAGATAATTTTGAAGTCTTGCAATTTGTTGTGGTGGGAAAGTTGCTTCTGACATAGCAGCTCTGATCCTGGCCTCTTCTCTGCCTGATGAAGTTTGGCAGAAGTGGCCTGGAGAAGTTGCAATTTTCCGATAGTTAGCACCAATCTCTATGATTTTCTGGCCGTTGTTTTTGGCTACAGCAACTTTGTCGTTGAGAAAATTCTCAGCAAGAAACAAAAGTGCTGCTTCATAGAAATGTGTGTTAACTCTTTGCCATTTAGTGTTTACAGTGACAACAATTGGTGCTAACATCTCATTGATGTTTTGCAGCTCTGTGTTTGTGGCATTGAATGGCAATTCAATTGCATCGGCCATCCGGTTATCATAAAGATTTTTCCAGAAGTCTGACACATTTGGTTCAACTTTATAAGTTGGGTACGAAGACAAGGCTATTGAGGAATTTGTATTCCTGTTTTCAGTACTTGTCTCAGTAGTTTCGCCAATTACAGCATGACGCTGCAGGATGGCAGCCGGTGATTGCCGGCTGAACATTGTGGGTACGACAACTCTTGCGAGTAGTTTAATGCACTTCCTAAGTAGGGTGTGTGAAAAATTTTAAAATGCACTTCCTTGTAAGGGTGTGTAAAAATATATTCAATAAACTTTGGTTTGCGTCATACACAAACGGAGTTCAAGAACCGCTCTCGTATCATATACGAGAAAGATAGATGCGGGTA